ATAATTCTATTATTGAGACCGAGTATCCAAATCCTTCCAACTCTGTCTTAACTTTTATGTGTGCTACATCTAACAAATCAACTCCGTCAGTTTGTCTATTATATTCATATACAGGTAAAACACTATCTATCAAGTAAATCTCACCACTACCATTAGTATAGGCGTCTTGTGAAACATAATAATTTACCATAGTTCTTAATCTATTACCTTCAGTATTAACATCTGCTGTTAGACGAGCATAAGCGGAAGGTATTGTTATACCACCACTTATTTCAATATTTCCCGTTATTTCTAAGGCCATTTTTTATATTTTTAATTTAATAATTTATAGAGGGTAAAAATCAATATTATCCCCACTTTGAGTAATCAATTCGTCTCCGTCTTGTGCGAGGATATGGTATGTTATAACTAAATTATAATCAAAATCACAAGGTGGAGGAACAGGTGGTGTCGGTGGGACACTATCTACTCCACCAACCCAACTCGCAACCCATCTTGCTTTCTTGTTTCCTGGAACAGGAGCCCCTCTTCGTGCTCCCATTAAAGGTTTTACCCCTGCGGGTATATATCTTTTACCATTCCATCTAATCATTTTAAGGGGTCTATTTTTTAATAAAAGGTGTGAGGAGGGAACTACCCCTCACTCACTCCTTTTTAGTTTAATTAAACTGCGTCAAAGGTAATACCACTAAAGACAGCGTCAATAGTTGTAGCAACTTCAATTTCTCTTGTAGCAGCAGGTTCTCCACCACTCGCTGTAAGTGTGGAGCCATTTGCGTCCGTAAATGCGGCACCTGTAAATACAGAACCATCGTTTATCGTTAATCCATTAACCTCACCAGGGAACCAGTAGCGGCCGTTATTATCAGCGACAACTACGAAGAACTCTGGTTGTTTAGTTAATTCAAACCATATATTTCTCAATACACTATCGTATTTAGATAAGTTCAAAGTTAAAGTCGGTTGATATACAACACTATTAGATGTTGCATTTACCGAGATTGTCTCTTCAAATGAAGAAGACCCTTTAACGAGTTCAAACTTATACATTACACCAGTTCCACTGATTGCGGTAATCTGGTCGTCAGCATCAGTAGTGATACTATTAATCGTGTTTCCTGAACCACCCAAGATATAGACAGATTTAATTCCGCCTATTGATGCGTCGCGGCATCCAAGAGCAAGCCCACTATCAATATAACAACTCATTTATTTATTATTTTTAATTAGGTTTATTTATGTATATTATCCCAAATATACGAACTTGTCGGGTTCGTGCTATCCAACGCCGAAACCAACTTTGGTTAATGAAGCAACATTATCTTCAAATGGGTCATACTGAACTCTTACTTCCATTCCGTCATCAGCAGCAACACCAATCAAGATGTTCTGTGTTGGTGCGAGAACGATTTTTGATTGTCCGTCCAACCCTTGCGTAGGCACAACAGCGATGTTTGAGCCAGGCAAGAAGATTGTAGTTTCAGTTGATAAACCACTTTCATCACCTAATGTAAATAAGTTCATAGATGAACTATCTGCGAGTGCTGCGATGAACGCTCTGTAATCACCAAATCCCATAAAGATTGCCAAGTCATCTCTTCTTTGAATAGAAGATGGGATATTTAAAACTAACTTGTTAAGTTCGTCAATTGCGTTAGTAGCTGTGAGTGCTACATATGTTCCACCTGAAACACCTGATGCAACAACATCAGCGGTAATACCACTAAACCCACAAGAAGTTCCTTGCCACAATTCAGTTTCCATAAAGTCAGCACTTCTGTTAGACAAGTCCTGAACGAACAACTCCTCAAATGGGATGCTCTCTTGGAATAATGAATTAGTCAAAGCTTGTGATAAGAAGTATTCTCTCAACTCATTACCACAATTATTCATTCTTGCAGTTTTATAACAACCTACGACTTCCACTTGCGTCATATCTGTTGTGCCTGATGGGGTTAGTCCGCAGCTAAGGCCGTCTTGCCATGCTGGGTCGTTTGCCATCACACCAACTTTCATGCTGGTTCCCTTCATATTTGGGTAAATACGAGCATATCTTGGGGTAGTAGCACCCAATACACTCTTCAATAACATCTCGTCAGCACGCTCGTTAGACCATGCATTAAGAGCTGTTAAATCATACGAAAAATCTAATTTCTTCTTCATTTTATTATTATTTAAAATACTTATTTAGTTGTTGAACTCTGTATTCTGCGAAGTTCTCTACAACTTGTTTATTGCTTTTTGCTTTATTTTTGATATTTTCTACTTCTGGTTCTTTTTTAAGAGTATCAATATCGTTATTGACTTTGGAGAACTCCTCCTCTGTCTGTGATGAGAAATCTTGGAATAAATCCAAAACTTTAGATAATGCTTCTTTCATTTCATTAATCTCGTTTTTCAACTCAACTAATGTCGTGTCTTCTTCCATATCTTCGGTTTCACTCATTTCTTCTTCAATTTCCTTTTGTTCTACAACTACTTCAACTTCATCGGGGGTCTCTTCAACTTCCTCTTCTCTGTCTTCTCTAATTTCAACTACTTTACTTTCCTCGTCCAAAACGATTACTTCCCCTGATTGTAGGGTGTGCTCGCCTGTTGGTCCTGGAACTAAATTGCCGTCATCTAAAACAACATAAAGAGTATCACCCAACTCTAACTTTTCACTATCCGTGTTGTTAGTAACTGGTGTCCCGTCAGCAAGTGATGATGTGTAAAACTTTTCCTGTTTTGTATCAGCAAACTCAAGGTTTAATAAGTCCTTTATCTTACTGATTGCTTCTTTTGGATTTAACATTTTCACTTTGTGTTTTTAAGAATGTTTATGATTTTATTATAAATATACTCATCTTTACTAAATGATTGAGTAATAAGTTCAAACTCTCCCTCAACAGATAAACCTTTAACTTTACCTGTCTTGATTTGGTTTTCCCATACATCTTCGTTCTTGACTTTGTATCCTACCATCCAGGAACCTATGGGAACATCTTTTTTCGTGTATCCTAACGAATACGCTTTATCATTTTCACTGGAAACTATCCAACTTTCTACCATATAAATATCGTCAAACTTTTTGTCGGTATGTTCCAAGTTTGTATAATTCACTCTCTTTTCCATTAAGAACTTATGAGCGATTTTTTCTATTGTCTCTTTCGTGAAATATACCCAATATTCGTCCCGTCCGTCAAAGCGTCTAATTAGTCGGTCAGGCAACATAGCGGGGGAATAAATCATTTTCTTTTCTTCGTCTTTCTTGAACTCAAATTGTTCCTTGAAATCCTCTTTCTTTTCCTTGTATTTGCAAGTTCTGTAGTATGTCTTACCATCTTTATTAACCTCATCGTATAGTCCCTTACAACCCATCATTTCACTTTTCCAAACCGCCATATCTTCTTCCTCATATACGGGTAATCCGTATTCATAAAAGACTGGTATATCTTCAGGTTTTTCGTGTTTTGAATATGCGACGGGGGTATTAACTCTACCTGATTGTGCGGGTGCAGGAGTTTCAACTTCTGCTTTACTTTCAGCTCTCGTTTGTTTCTTCGGTATTCTCGTTATATTTTCATCAAACCATAACTGATGCCATGCGTGTCTGCAGTTGGCACCTCCTTTGTAGATAAAAATATTTGGGGAAGTCCCCTTCGGTCTTGGTATAATCTTTCTTTCAGTATCATCTATTTCTAATTCTGCATTTAAGTTCTGTATATCTTCAAATCTATAAACAAGTTGTTTCTTACCAACCATATCCTTACAGAATTGTCTTGATGTATTGATAAGGGGTGCAGCTGCAGAACCTACGACATAAATGTATCTTACCTTCTTTCCAAATCCATCTTGTATTGATGGTGCGTTAGGGTCTGCTACAATATTATAAAACTCTTCCCTTGAGTAATTACCATTTACTTTATTTCTATAATCTTCAATTACTTTTAAACTCTCCTCCTCGTCAAGTTCTACGACATTACTTATCACATATCCATCTTCCAAGAGTTCGTCCAATTCTACCGCCTTATTTTCATTCATAGAACAACTATCACATAACTCTTCAGTTGAACTTTCGTCCCATAACTTTTTCGTGTCTTCCATCGTCTTACAAGGCATCCATAATGTCTCACCTTCGTAGTCGTGGGAATGCGAACCTTCACAACCCATAGATGCTGCGATACTATCTGCTTCTTCCTGTGTCTTGTATAGGGGTAATCCGTCAATATCTACGACTGCTTCAAATGCATCTTCACTTAAGTTTTGTCTTTCTAATAACCTTAACTTTCTTTGTGCCCATTTAATGCCTTCGTCTCCACCCCATGCGTCCCACATCAAACCACCGCAGCCTTCATCATAAGGTGTATCTTTATTCCTTCTGTGTCTTTGGAATGCAGACATTCTTGCGATGGTTTCAATACTGATTTTTTCACGATTACATAATTGGTGTGCTCGCTGTTTGCCGACATTAGTTCCGCAACTACCCCAACCATTTTCTTCAGCCCATTTGATTGCACGACAAGCATTATCACTTGCGGCTCTTGGGTAGTCGTTCCAACTCTCAAACTTTTCACTTGAGAAATATACCCATTCAGTTTCTATCGCAGGATTTTCTACCAACGCAAT